CATGGCTATTTCACGTGCACAGCTACTCAAAGAACTGCTTCCGGGGCTTAATGCTCTGTTTGGCCTTGAGTATGAAAAATACGGTGAGCAACACGCCGAGATTTATGAGACCGAAAGTTCAGACCGCTCGTTTGAAGAAGAAACTAAGCTGTCTGGCTTTGGCGCTGCCCCCGTTAAAAACGAAGGCTCCGCGATTGCGTACGACAACGCGCAAGAAGCGTTTACTGCTCGCTACACTCACGAAACCATCGCAATGGGCTTCTCCATCACTGAAGAAGCGGTGGAAGATAACCTGTATGACTCACTGTCTACTCGTTATACCAAAGCGTTGGCCCGTGCTATGGCGTACACCAAGCAAGTAAAGGCTGCTGCTATCCTTAACACCGCGTTCACCGGGTCGGGCAATCCGACATACGGCGACGGTCAGGTGTTGTGCTCTACTGCGCACCCGCTGGTGTCCGGTGGAACTAACAGTAACCGTCCTACCACTGGCGCTGACTTGAACGAGACTTCTTTGGAAGCCGCCGTTATTCAAATCGCTGCGTGGACTGATGAACGTGGCCTGTTGATCGCGGCTAGACCGAGCAAGTTGGTGATCCCTCCGGCACTGCAGTTCGTTGCAACTCGTTTGCTTGAAACTGAGCTGCGTGTAGGCACTGCTGACAACGATCTCAACGCCTTGAAAAACAACGGTTCTATCCCCGGCGGGTACACGGTTAACAACTACCTGACCGACACGAACGCTTGGTTCCTGATGACTGACGTGCCCAACGGACTGAAACACTTTGTTCGTACGCCTATGCAGACATCTATGGACGCCGACTTTGACACGGGCAACGCTCGTTACAAAGCGCGTGAGCGATACAGCTTCGGGGTTTCTGATCCTCTGGGCATCTTCGGATCACCCGGCGCGTCGTAACGCACGGGGTAACTTCCAGAACGGGTCAGGTGACTGGCGACCCACTAGGGCCCTTCGGGGCCCTTTTTGTTTTTGTTGGATTTGTTGCAAGCTTAGGTATAATTACCCGCACCAAAACAGCATTAGAGAAACGCATGGTTTATGCTAAATAACAATCAAACAACCCCAACTATTTTTGTGCAGATTGCTAGTTATCGTGATTTGGAATGCCAACACACGGTAAAGAATTTATTTGAAAAAGCCACACACCCCGAGCGGATAGTTGTTGGTATTTGTTGGCAGTATGACTCCGAAGAAGATTTAGGCTGCTTTGAGGTAGAACCACCCTTCCCTCGCAACGTGCGAATTAGTGAGCACCACTGGCGCGAAAGCAACGGTGTCTGTTGGGCGCGGCACCAAGCTCAAAAACTGTATAGTGGGGAAGATTATGTGCTAATGATAGACTCGCATATGCGTTTTGTTGAAGATTGGGACAGCTTGTTAATAAAAGAGCTGGCGGATTGTGATGCAGAAAAACCGTTGATTTCTAATCATCCCGCTTCTTACACCCCACCAAATAACCTAGAAACTAACCCCATGCCCACTATAATGTGGGTAGATACTTTTACTGAAAGGGGGGATGTGCGTTGTAAAGGTAGATTTCTAGGGTTTGAGCCGGATAAACCTGTTAGGGGAGCATTCTTGGCAGCTGGGTTTATTTTTTCCCGGGGAGACATTATTAAAGAAGTACCGTATGACCCCTATATTTACTTTAACGAGGAAGAGGTGCTATTTGCGGTAAAACTTTACACGCATGGTTGGGATGTATTTAGTGCCCGACGTCAGTATCTTTACCATTACTACAATAGCGGGAAACCAGAAGAAAAACGCATTACTCATTGGGATGACCACAAAGACTGGGGGAAAATTCAAGATATAAGCATTTTGAGGTTTCGCCACTTATTGAATATGTCACCTACACAAGACACTCGGGCTTTGCAGGATATTGATACGTATGGTATTGGCAACCAACGTAGTATCGAAGCCTTTGAAGCTTATTCCGGTTTGGACTTTAAAAAACGCACAGTTAACTCTCAAGCCCCCTACTGGTTAAATATTCAAAGTTTAGATTTAGCCCAGCAACAAGAGAAAAACAAACTTGCCAGCTATATAGCTCCCCCCCTCCCTCCGGGTGTTGTAGTTGTTGAAAACTTTATTAGCGCGTCGATGTGTAAAGTGCTGTGTGACTACGCCGATTTGCAAGTAGGAGTTAAACTTGGGGTGGTTGATCCCGCGAGCCCCAAGGGTAAAATAGTTTCGATAAATTCCCCCGGGCGAGTTACCGACCACGTAAGTATTGACGGGATGCTGGGGGAAATTCTTAGTCTGTTTAATAGTATCTATACTGGCGCCATGGAGCCATTTTTCAACGTAAAGTTTGAATGGTACGAACGCCCACAGATACTTAAGTATTCCCCCGGGGGGAAGTACAACCAGCACGCCGATGCTGACCACTGGGTGCCGGAAACACAAAATTGGGTTCGCTCACACGATAGAGATTTTAGTGTGTTGCTATATCTTAATGACGAGTATGAAGGGGGCGAACTAGAATTTACTTCCTTTAACTATAAAATTAAACCTAAAGCGGGGATGCTAATAGGTTTTCCATCAGATCATCGTTACTTACACGCAGCGTTACCGACTCTATCTGGTACGCGCTACGTTATCGTAAGTTGGGGCGCTATACTGGGCAAGCAGCGTATCCATGAAAACGCGCCCTATGCCTCAATTATTTTACAAAATAGGGACACCTTATAGCCTACGGTGGGTGCCGTTGCACATTGACACCATCTCCGTTAACTGGTAAAAAGGCTGTAACCCCGGAACATTTTACGCGCTGCAGACCGACCGGGCGGACGACATGCAGACTGAAGCGCACACACTCGCATGTGAGGAAACAAAATGGCTACCAGCACATTTAACGGCCCCGTAGTATCTCAAAATGGCTTCATTGAAGGCCACCAAGTTACTGCTGCCAACGCAATCAACGCTACAGCAACGGCAACCGCCGCGCAGGTAGCAACCGGCTACATCACTTCTACTTCTGCCGCAGCAACCGCCATCACTTTGCCCACAGGCACGCTGTTGGGCGCGGCTCTTGGTGCGACTCAAGGTACTAGCTTTGACCTTTACATAGACAATACAGCTGGTGCAAATGCCGTGACTATAGTTGTTGCGGTTAACGGCATCTTGTCTACTGCCGCTGCTGACACTCCCGGTAGTTTTGGTGACCTGACTGTTGCTTCTGGTGTAACTGGAGTAGGTCGCTTCACAATCATGTTCTCAAGCGCAACAGCTTACGTGTTCACACGCACCGCTTAACAGGGGAGTGCTATGGCTATGCAATATGATGTCAAACAAGGCCATCTCAACCAAAGCGGGTTTTTCGTTCTTGGGCGAAATCGCGTAAAAGGCGTTTCTTACTACGGTGGCAGTGGGACACTTGTGCTGTTTGATACTATAACAGCCCCCGTGACTTCGAGCGTTACCTACGGTAGATCGGGCACGCTTGTTACCATAGCAAAAACCAGCCACGGCCTGCTTACAGGAGCTGTAATTGGTATCCACTTTGTTGCTGGTTCAGGCGGCGCCGCAACAGACGGTAACTACGTAGTAACTCGAATTGACGCTAACTCTTTTAGTGTCACCGACCTCAATACCGGAACCATTACAGGGTCTCCGGCGGCTTTGTATTCTTCTGCGTGGATACTAACCTACGAAACTCATAGCACTGATGAGTTCCAAAACGCCCCAACTATTCCGGGGGAAGGTGTATTAGTTCAGAACGGAATATACGGGTACTTAAGTGGCATTGACGGTGCGCAAATCTATTATGGCTAAATCTCCTGCGTGGACTAGAAAAGAAGGCAAAGCGGAAGCTGGCGGGCTAAACGCCAAGGGCCGGGCTAGTTATAATAAGGCAAACCCGGGCAAACCCGGGTTAAAGCCCCCGGCGCCGAAGCCTAAAACAGAGAAGGCTGCCGCAAGAAAGAAGTCATTCTGTGCCAGAATGTCAGGGATGAAGGCCAAGAATACCAGCGCCAAGACGGCCAATGACCCGAACAGCCGGATAAATAAGAGCCTTCGGGCTTGGAATTGTTGAGGTAGTTATGCCAGCCGTTTCCAAACGTCAGCGTAAGTTCATGATGGCCGTAGCAAATAACCCTAAATTTGCCAAACAAGTGGGTGTTCCCCAGTCAGTAGGCAAAGAATTCAGCGGCGCTGATAAGCGCAAAGGAGCAAAGAAATGATGGATATGAAGATGATGTCTCCCCGTAAGCGTATGGATATGGAAGGCTCTGGCTCCATGAAGAAAATGGCAATGGGCGGTTCCTGCGGCACCAAGCGCATGATGGGTGGCGGCATGACCACTGGCTACCTCAAAGGCGGCAAAGTAGCCCGCGGTGACGGCTGCTGCATGAAGGGTCACACTAAAGGTCGCATGGTATAATCCATGATGCCTTGTCGCGGGATGGGGGCCGTGGCCTCCACTAAGTTGCCCGGGCCTGCCTTTAAAAAAGGCGGAACCGTTAAAGACGCCTGCTACCATAAGGTGAAGGCTTCATACAAAGTTTTCCCATCGGCGTACGCTTCTGGTGCCATTGCCAAATGCCGTAAGCGAGGGGGCTAAAATGGCCATCCGGAAAACTGAGAAAGGCGCGTCGTTAAAGCGCTGGTTCAAAGAAGACTGGAAAGATGTCAGCACTGGCAAAGCGTGTGGTCGCCAAGAAGGTGAAAAACGCGGCACGCCTTATTGCAGACCGAGCAAGCGAGTCTCCAGCAAAACTCCAAAGACCTCAAGTGAGATAACCTCTGCGGAAAAAAGCTCGCGCATAGCCCAGAAGAAAAGTTTAGGTCAGCCTGCCGGGGCCCCCAAAAGGGTTGACCCCCTCAAGAGGAAAAAGTAATGGCAACGTCCGGCACTGCAATTTTTAACCTAGAGTTTACCGAGATTGCAGAAGAAGCATGGGAGCGGGCTGGGCGGGAAATGCGCTCTGGTTACGATCTTCGCACCGCAAGGCGGTCGATGAATCTGCTAACTATTGAGTGGCAGAACCGTGGCATTAACATGTGGACGATTGAAGAAGGCACCATCAACCTGAATCAGGGTACCGCTTCGTACAACTTACCGGCAGATACCATAGACCTACTAGAGCACGTCGTGCGCACGGGGTCTGGCAATGCTTCTACGCAGTCAGACCTGAACATCTCCAGAATAAGCGTCTCCACGTACTCGACTATCCCCAACAAACTCAATCAAGGTAGGCCGATTCAGCTGTATATTGACCGCTCTCTGGATAACCCCGTTGTTACGCTATGGCCCGTTCCAGATCAAGGCACTACCGCCGCCCCGTACTACATCTTAAAATATTGGCGGATGCGCAGGATTGAGGACGCGGGCAGCGGGGTACAGACTCCAGATGTAAACTTCAGGTTTTTGCCGTGTTTGGTGGCGGGACTAGCGTACTACATCGCTCAAAAAGAACCGGCTTTGATGTCGCGTATACCCATGATTCAGGCCGAATATGAGAGGCAGTTTGAGCTGGCTGCAGGCGAAGACCGTGAAAAAGCCCCGGTTCGCTTTGTTCCGCGCATGTATTATACGAGGTAGCCATGAGTAGTCGGTTTGCTTCTGGTCAAAAAGCGCTAGCACTGTGCGACGTGTGCGGGTTCCCGTACAAACTCCGAGAGCTTCGGGAGTTAATTGTTAAAGGTAGAAATACCAACGTGCGCGCCTGCCCCGAGTGCTGGAACCCCGATCATCCGCAGTTGCATCTTGGTGAGTTCCCAGTAGATGATCCGCAAGCAATTAGAAACGCAAGACCCGATTTTAGTGAGTTTGCACAAGAACGCGCCTTGGTTCTCCCGATATTTGGCGTGCACGCTGGCGGTACCGTAGGGTACGTAAAAATAGTGATATCTTAGGAGATAGGTTATGAAGACTAGTGGCAATGGCCCTAAAGTGGTAGTGATGCCCGCAACACCCTCAGTGTATAAAGTTGAAACCGTAAAC